TGGAGAAGAGACTCAATCCCGACAAGAGTTATGTAATCACAGATACTCGCTTCCCAAACGAAATGAAAATGATTCGCGATAATGGTGGTCTAATTCTTCGTATTAAGAGAGGACCAGAACCAGAGTGGTTCAGTACTGCGGAAAATATAAATCACGAATTGCCCGACAGATTTGAATCTATTAGAAAAGATCAGAAAATGTCTAAATACCCAGATATACATTATTCGGAGTGGGCATGGATCGGTTATCCGGTCGATTTTACAATAGAGAACAATGGCTCTTTGGAAGACCTAAAGCGCCAAGTGAATGAATACTTGACTTCTACAGTTAAGTAGAGTATAATATAGACTGTTACTAGAAGGATTTGATTATGAAATTATCTGAAAATACCGTAGAAGTTCTAAAGAACTTTTCGACCATCAACCAAGGTCTGGTTGTAAAAGCAGGAAAGGTTCTCCGAACTATCTCGGCTAATAAGGCAATTCTTGCCGAAGCACAAATTGATGAAGAATTCAAGCAGGAATTTGGAATCTATGATTTGAATAAGACTTTAGGTCTTTTGTCTATGAACAAGAGCGCACCGGAAGTGGTAGTAGAAAAAGAATTTCTTACATTCACTGGTCTTGCTGGTGCTGCTAAGATTCGTCAGCGTTTTACACCAAGCAATTTAATTTTTGCTCCACCAAACAAGAACATTAGTGTTCCTGGATTTGACGTGACTCTAAATATCACGCAAGATATTCAGAATTGGATTTTCTCAGTTGCATCCATTCTAAAATGCCCAAACATTGTTATTAAGAGCGACGGTGGCGACATTACAATATGCGCCATGGATGTTAAAGGTGAAGTTGTAGACGATGCTAGTGTGGTTGTAGAAGGTAATAGTAAAATCAAGTTCTTTGCCGTTCTAAAGATTGAGAATCTAAAACTCATCAGCGGCGCATACAAGGTTGAAATTTCAGCTGTTGGTGTAAGCAAGTTTACTCACCAAGATAAAAAGCTTTTGTATTGGATCGCACTAGAACAGACAACTTCCAAGTTCAATTAATATGAATTACACCAAGAAAAGTTTTACTGTAGAGCAGTTTCTGGCACTCCCAGTATATGAGACTGCCCGTGAAGCACCAGCTCGTGCCGAATTTCTTTTAGCTGGCAGAATGGCTACGCAAAAGAAATATCTAAATTCTTTAATAGAGAAGCATGGTTTTGATGGCATCAAAGAACAGCTGAAATCCGCAAAGAATAACTATTTGAAAGTTTCTTTTTGGGTGAAGTATCCTGATGGTAATGTTGGCGAACGCGGAGCAAACATATCATTTGCAGAAGCTAGCATGACTAAAAAGGATGATAAGTTGATTATCAACACCGGAGACGCTCCAACATTCCAAGCTGGATAATAGCGGAGCAATTATATTATGTTGAATGATGAGATGATTCTTTGGGTCGAAAAATATCGCCCAAAGACTGTGAAAGATTGTATTCTCCCGGACTCCCTGAAAATTCCTTTTCAGGAATTTGTAGACAAGGGTGAAATTCCAAACATGATCCTTGCTGGCGGTCCCGGTGTAGGAAAAACTACTATTGCTCGTGCCATGTGCGAACAGGTTGGTGCTGATTATATCATGATCAATGGATCTGATGAGTCTGGTATTGATACACTTCGTGTCAAAGTGAAGGGATTCGCTTCTTCAGTTTCCTTGAGTGGTGGACGCAAAGTCATCATCATTGATGAAGGTGATTATCTAACGCCAACCGCGCAAGCTGCCTTCCGTGGAGTCATTGAAGAGTTTGCAAGTAATTGCTCATTCATCTTCACATGTAACTTTCTGAATCGAATCATTGCTCCACTACATTCTCGTTGTGCAGTCATTAACTTTAAACTCTCTGGAGCAGACAAGTCTAAGATGGCAGGCATGTTCATGAAACGTGTTGAGAAAATTCTTAGGGGTGAGAAAGTAACTTTTGAATCAAAGGTTCTAGTAGAACTAATAACAAAATTCTTCCCAGATTATCGTCGTATTCTAAATGAATTACAACGTTACTCTGTCGGTGGAACTATTGATGTTGGTATCCTTGCTCAGATTGGTGATGTACAGATTGGTGAGTTAGTCAAGCATCTTAAGGAGAAGGATTTCAAATCTATCCGCAAATGGGTTGGCATGAATTGTGATGCAGATTCTCAAAAAATCATGCGCGACATCTATGATAAACTTGCGGATTTAGTGAAAGGTCCTTCCTGCGCCATCGCCGTTGTATTACTAGGTAAGTATCAATATCAAGCAGCATTTGTTGCGGATCATGAAATTAATCTGATGGCATTTCTGACTGAGCTTATGGTAGATTGTGAATTCAAATGATGCATTATAGAGCAAAACGTCCTGCTGAATCTTCTTTGTGGCATATAGAGCAATTCGACTCAGAATTTCAAATTGCCACAAGCTATATGCATGAGAAGACGGTAAACTATTTTTCTACCAAGTTCGCCGCCGAGAATTGGATCATCAGCGTTATTCTTAAAAAAGATGGTATGGCTGAATCTACTGCTGAATTTGGTGAATGGTTTCATGAAACTGTTTGATGACATTCTACCTGGAATTTTAGAAAACAAGAAAAAGGTCTTTGATGACCCTGAAGCAGAGAGAGTATATTCGCCATTCATGGTGAATCGTGCGTTATCATACCATCCAGACACTCTACCATACTGCAACGAGTTAAACTCGTATCACCAATTAGATAAACGTCCTCAGATTGACTTCTACCTAAATACCATTAGAGCGAAGAAGCGTCCTTTTGTTAAATGGGCAAAACCACTTAAGGAAGGAAATTTGGAGGCTGTAAAACTGTATTTTGGCTATTCCGATAAGAAAGCATCGGATGCATTGAGAGTTTTGACAGATGAGCAACTCGCCTTTATAAGAGTAAAAACAAAAATAGGTGAATAGTCATGGTCGAAAATCTAGTAGAGGTCCTCTTACCAAAGAGTGATGATTTCTTGAAAGTCCGTGAAACTCTTACTAGAATTGGCGTCGCTGCCAAGCAAGAGAACGTACTCTATCAGTCATGCCATATCCTACACAAGCAAGGTAAATATTACATAGTTCATTTCAAAGAGTTATTTGCTCTTGATGGCAAACCATCCAACATAGTTGAGAATGATCTAGGTCGCAGAAATACTATTGCTAATCTATTAGAAGAATGGGGTCTATGTAATATTGTAGATCAGGAAAAGACAAAGACGAATGTTGCACCGCTATCGCAAATCAAAATCATAGCGTTCAAGGACAAGGCTGATTGGCAGCTAGTCGCGAAATATAATATTGGAAAGAAAAGAGAAAGTTAATATGGGTTATCCAATGGATTATAAGCGTGTTGTGACTCGCAATATGCTTACTGGTGATTATGCTGATGGTGACTATTTGGGTGAACTTGGTAGACTTAAATTGATTGCTGGTGATCTTCGCCGTCTAGAAAAAGACCAATTAGATGAATGGCACTTGAAAGCATATGCCGAAGCATGCAATGTTAGTGTTGACCAAGCCAGAGCAGTTCTTGAAATGTTTTTCTCTGGTGATGTATACTCTTCAAAGAATGCACCCAAGACAATGAAAGAGAAATATTCTCGCCCGTGAAAATTCTTTTTGAGACTCACACCATAAATCTTAGAGGTGTGACTAATTCCGTAGTTGACTATGCAACCTACAATCAAACGATTTTGGGGAACGAAAGTGCGATCGCGTATAGCCCAACATATAAGTTTCCTGGATCAGATAGTACAAATCTAGATGTGGGAACCAATAAAGAATTGGTTAAGTATCTAAGCACAAAATTTAAAATATATGAATTCAATACAGAAGATGAATTTGAAAAACTTGCTTCTAAATTTGATCTAGTCTATAGCCAACGTGCCGGAGCAGAAGAGCCTCCTCTACCAAAATCTACAAAGACAGCAATTCATGCTGTCTTTCAAACATATGAACCACATGGACATCGTTACGCATACATTTCAGAATGGTTAGCGAATCATATGAATAGATGGAGAGGTGGAAAACCGCAATGGGTTGGAGGTACTATTCCATTTGTTCCTCTAACAGTAGAACTTCCACAACCAGAAGACAACCTGCGCGAGTCGTTAGGTATCGGCAAAAACAAATTTGTTTTTGGACGTTATGGTGGAACATATACATTTGATCTACCATTTGCTATCGAATCAGTCAATCGCATCACCAAGAAACATCCGAACATAATATTTCTATTTGCGAATACACATCCTAGTTGGAATCATCCCAACGTCATTTACACCAAACCATTCTTCGGAGCAAAAGCCAAGACAAGTTTTATTAATGCCTGTGACGCAATGTTACATGCGAGAGTTCGCGGAGAATCCTTTGGACTATCAATGTGTGAATTTCTATTTCATGACAAACCTGTGCTTGCATGGCAAGGCGGAGAAGATGGTCACCATGTTGACCTATTGAAGAACTATGATCTTCTATACAATGAATCTAACATTGATGATATGATTTTGGAATTACCCTTCAGACCAAAATATAATTACAGCGAGATTGTAAAACCATTCAACGCAGAGAATTCCATGAAGAAATTCCATGATGTGTTTCTGACTTGACTATTACAGTTTGATGTAGTATAATTGATATATGATGAATTGGCTGTTGAATTGGTTAGACCGCAGAGGTCGTAAGTCTGTCATTATGGACAGA